TTACTACACCAGATGGTAAGTAGTTTTCTACCGAACCACTCAATACACCATTTGTAGCATTAATAACACCATTAAATGATGTTGCAGTTATATTTGCTGCTTTGAAATCTGCTAAAGCAAATGAAGCATGTGAAGTATCAATTGAACCGGATGGTTCTAAAGTATATCCTTTAAATACTTTCCAAGTTTGTGAATCAGATGCATCGGAGAAAATACCACTATGAGCATAAGTCCCATCGTTATAATTACCAACTATACCCAAATCAGGATTTGTTACAGTCGAACCATTATTCAAATAAATCATATTATCCGAAACTGCTAAGTTTTCAGAGTTAATGATTGATTGTGTTCCGAATACTTTTAAATCTCCATAAATAGTTAAGTTAGTTCCAATCGAACCAGTACCTGTTGTATGGAAACTACCAAATGTAACATCCGAAGTAGTTGCTAAGTTTTGGTTTATAGTATCTAAATTAGTCTTATTAGAATGTGAATGTGAAACTGCATTCAATAAAGTAATTGAATTATCAACCGAAGAAGTATATGTTCCTAATGTAGTAAATTTAGAATCAATCGAAGCAGTATATAAACTAAGAGTTGAATTTTTACTTTCTTGTGATGATGTAAATCCACTTAATAATCCAATTGAGTTATCAACTGAACCACTATATAATTCAAATGATGCTGTATTTAGTTTGGTTGCAATTGATATTTCTAACGCACCAGTAGCAGATGCTAATTCACTTTGATTTACAAACGTTGCCTCTAATGAAGCTGAAAATGATTCCAATGCATCTACTCTACTATCAACTGATTGTGAGAATGTATTAAATGTTTCATTTGATGATGATAAAATACCACTACCACCCAAAATTTGAGATGAGCCCGATATTACACCTTCGGTATTTAATTTATTCTTAATACCCTCATTAAAATGAATAGAACCAGTATCCAATGTTATAGTTGCAGAACCACTTAATGCACCACCACTAATACCATCTCCTGCAAGAACTGCAGTAATATCACCTGCTCCCGCGACAATCATTGCATAATCAATATATGCTTTTACTGCACCAGCGTTACCAACTACTTGAGGATTACCATCTTGTATTGAATTTGAAACGTGATACCATGCTGCAGAACCTAAAGAACCTGATGTGAATCTTTCTCCAACTAATGCAGAAACTGAACCACTAACTTCGTATAATAAATTTAAAGATGCAGTTACTTGGTTAGAACCACTTACTAATGTATGGGTTGAACTTGCAATTCCCTCATAACGAGTATCCAATGATGAGGTTACTTGATCAGAACCACTTACAACACCTTCTAAATCCAATTTGGTTTTAATAGTAGTATTGATTGAAGAACTGAATGAGTTTAATGATGAAGTTGTTGAATTTAAATTACTTATTGCAATATCAACCGAACCACTCCAACTTGCAAGAGTTGAATTTTTTGTTTCTTGTGAAGATGTAAATGAATTCAAAGATGATGATACCAATCCAATTGTATTGAATTTAGTATCAATTGAACCAGTGTAGATTGCAAGTGTTGAATCTTTACTTTCTTGAGAAGATGAGAATGAGTTTAATGAAAGAATTCTTAAATCAACTGATGAACTAAATCCGTTATAGGTATCAACTGATGATGATAATAATCCACTACCATCTGTAATTTGAGTTGAACCACTAACAACACCTTCTGCATCTAATCTGGTTTTAATACCACTTGTGTAATTGGTAGTTTGTGTTAAATCAATTTGAGATGAACCACTAACAACTGAATCACCATTGATTTCTAAATATCTGTTATCCAATGAAGAAGTTACTTGATCAGAACCACTTACTACTCCATTTGGTAATAACGCAGGGATTTGTTGAGAACCACTTACTACTCCATTTGGTAATAAATCTCTAACTTGCTCAGAACCAGTTACTACATTATCACCATCTGCTAATAAGATTCTTGATTCAGAACTCCATTGTCCTGCCATCCAATAATCATTTGCAGTATTCCATAATAATGAACCAGATGCGGTACTAGGATTTACGGGGTCTGTTACTAATAAACCACCATTTGATACTCCCATACCATTTAAGTGGATAATATTGTCACCGATATTAACTTGAGTAGAATCAATTGAAGTTGATGTTCCTCTAACCGTTAAATCACCCAATACAACTACATTCGAACCAGTTGTTTCAAACGCAGTTTTAAGTGATGAGGTATATGAATGTATCTGTGATAAATCTAAATCAATTGATGCCGTATATAGTTGTAATGTGCTAAATTTAGTATCATTTGATTGAGTATATAACTCTAAATTATGAGTATGATTAAGCAAATACAAACTAGCAGTTTCTAAATTAGATAAGTGAGTTATTGCAGAACCACTTGCAATTTCTAATGAAGATAAACGATTATCTTGATCTGTATTTTTAGTATCATTTGAACCAGTGTATGTTCCTAATGTGCTCCACTTAGTATCATTTGATGATGTGTATGTTCCTAATGTAGAATTTTGAGTTTCTTGAGAAGAACTGAATAATTCTAATGAATCTAAACGTTGATTACTTCCACTACCCAATGATTCTAATTCATCTAATCTAAAATCTACCGATTGTGAAAAGCTTGAACTTAAATATGTAATTCTATCTTCGTGATTTGAAGCAGTTCCAAATAATTCAGTAATATCCAAATCAGTTGAACCACTCCAACTTGCAAGAGTTGAATTTTTTGTTTCTTGCGAAGATGTAAATGAATTTATTTGAGATAAAGAACTATCAACTGATGCAGTATAAGTTGCAAGAGTTGAATTCTTTGTTTCTTGTGAAGATGTAAATAATTCCGTAGAATCTAATCTAAAATCTACCGAAGTTGAAAATTCACCTTCTAAATAATCCAATCGAGAATCTACTGAAGTTGAGAATGTAGTTTCAATTGTATCTAAACGATTTTCATGATTAGATGCAGTTGAATACACTTCAATTAAACGAGAATCTACTGAACTACTAAATCCACTAAAATTTTCGTTTGATGATGATAAAATACCACTTCCCGGTAACAAAATATGATCAATTGATGCAGATACAACGTGTAAATCTTTAAATCGATAGTCCGATGTTCCTAATGTATCTCTATCATCAACATTTGGAATCAACGAACCGGTTAAACCGGCATTAATTATAATTTGATCTGAACCACTTCCATCACCTAATACAATTGTTCCACCTAAATTGATATTTCCACCAATAGTTGCATTACCACTCAATGATAAATTACTAGCAGTAATATCATTTGAAATATTTAATGAACCTGTATTGATATCATCTAATCGTACGAGAGTTTTTAAATTTCCAGTCTCTTCTGCGGATGATGAGTATCCAATTTGTAAGGATTCTTTACTTTGATTATAAAAAAGTTCAGATTCTTCGAAATGAATACTTCCAGTTTGAGAATTATCTCCTCTTCGTAATTGTAATATTGCAGCCATCTAATAGATTTCCATTTATTTTATATAAATATATCGTATGTAATAATTTATTGGGATTAAAGTATATAACTTCACGTATATAAGTATTGGAAAATAAAAAGTTAAAAAAAAATCCCCCACCTTTTGGGTGAGGGATTAAAAATTAAATCAATTTTTTATTAGAATGTTCCACCATCGACTGTGTTAGAAGCAACAAATGAAGAACCATTCCATTGAATCATATCACCAGCGTTTTGAGGAGCAACTGATTGTAATGTCTTACTACCATCTGCATATAAGAATGCATTAGCAGCAGATAAACCACCAATTGTAAAGTCACCTGTAATAGATACGTCAGTTCCATCATCAGTAATAGTTGTATTTACTAATAAACCATTAGCGTCTGATTTAAGGACTGTGTTAGCAGAAATTGATGAATCAATTCTAGCAACTTCTTTTTCTAATCCTAATGCTCCAGCTTTCCAGAAGTCATTTGTAGAATCCCACAATAATGAACCAGAAGCAGTGTTAGGGTTAGTAGCATCTTTTACTAATAAACCACCATTAGCAGCACCACTACCATTTAATTCGATGATGTTATCACCTAATTGGATAGTTGTAGAATCTACCGTAGTAGTTGTTCCTTGTACGAATAAGTTACCAGTGATAGTAACTGAATCAGTTGAAGAATTACCTAAAACAACATCACCATTAACTGTCAATGTGTTTGAGATTATTACATCATCCGGTAATCCGATAGTAATTGTTCCACCATTACCTAAAGTTACGTTTCCACCTGAAATTGTGATTTCACCATCAGTTCCATTAACTGTCAATGAAGTATTACCTTCAACTGCAGTTCCTGCTGTAGAACCATAATCAACGTTGATTGAGTTATCAGTTCCATCTAATGAAAGACCTTCACCAACAACATCAGCGTTTAAGTTAGTAGCTCTTACACCACCAGCTTTGATTGATACGTTACCAGAAGATACTGCGAAATCATCAGCATCGAATGAAGCAACACCTTTGTTAGATGTAGAAGCATCTTCACCTGCGATTGTGATTGTTCCAGCTGAAACGGATACATCGATACCTTCACCACCTAAAACAGATAATGTATCAGTTAATAAATCAACCGTACCAGTACCAGTATCACCAGCGATATCTAATGCAGTTACTAATCCTGTCAATGCAGAACCATCACCACTAAATGTACCTGTAAATGTTCCATCTGCAGTTACACCTGTTAAAGTTGCACCAGCGATAGTTGTATTATCTAATTGAGATGAACCTGAAATGATACCAGTTCCACCCAATACTTGTACTGAACCTGAGATTACACCTTCTGCGTTCAATTTATCTTTAACGTTTGAATCAAAGTTTGTGATTGAATCAGCGTTAACTTGAGATGAACCTGAGATTACACCTTCAACGTTTAACTTAGTTTTAACTCTAGCATCAGTATAGTAAAGGTTTGAACCTTCTGCGATATTATCAGTAGATAATGCATCGATAGTATCATTAACACCATTGATTGCATTTGTTAATTGTGTTTCATTTACGAATCCAGCATCTAATGAAGATGAGAATGCTTCTAAATCAGCTAATCTACCATCTTGAACACCTTGTGCAGATGCAATATCAGATAATTGAGAATCAACTGAAGCAGTGTAAGTTGCTAAAGTAGAATCTTTTGCTAATTGAGATGCAGAGAATGAATTTACAGCAGCAATATGTGCATCAACTGAAGCAGTGTAAGAGGCTAAAGTAGAATCTTTAGATAATTGTGATGCAGAGAATGCGTTGATTGCTGAAATATGTGAATCAACTGAAGCAGTGTAAGATGCTAAAGTTGCGTTCATAGTTTCTTGAGAACCACTAAATGCTTCTAAAGAAGAAACTCTTTGGCCGATACCTGAAGCACCACCAATAGAAGCTTCAATTGTATCAATTCTATCCTCATGATCAGAAGCAGATGCGAATAATTCTGCATCACTTGCTGCTAATGAAGAACTGAATGCTGTGTAGCCAGTTGTAGAAGAAATTGTTACTTGAGATGAACCAGAGATTACACCTTCAGCGTTTAATTTACTCTTAACTCTAGCATCAGTATAGTAAAGATTTCCTTCACCTTCAGATACGTTATCAGTATTGTTACCGGTTACATCAGCTAAGTTGATTTGAGATGAACCAGATACTACTGAATCACCACCTGCAACTAATACTTTAGATTCTGCACCTTGTGCACCAGCTTTCCAGTAGTCATTTGTAGAATCCCACAATAATGAACCTGAAACGGTATTAGGGTTAGTAGCATCTTTTACTAATAAACCACCATTTGCTGCTGAAGAACCATTTAATTCAATGATGTTATCACCAATTTGAACCGTTGTAGAATCAACAATAGTCTGTGTTCCACTTACGGTGAAATTACCATTGATTGTTACGTTTTGACCATCTAATGCGATAGCAGTTTGAACATCTGATTTGAATGTTTCTAATGTATCTACTCTACCTTCGTGGTTAGAAGCAGTAGCAAATAATTCAGTAACATCTAAGTCATTTGAATTTGCTCTACCTTCTAAATCAGTTAATCTATCATCTTGAACACCTTGTGCAGTATCAATAGATGATAATTGAGAATCAACTGAAGCAGTGTAAGAAGCTAATGTAGAATCTTTAGATAATTGTGATGCAGAAAACGCGTTAACCGCAGAAATGTGAGCATCAACTGAAGCAGTGTAAGAAGCTAAAGTAGAATCTTTTGCTAATTGAGATGCAGAGAATGCATTAACTGCAGAAATATGAGCATCAACTGAAGATGTATAAGATGCTAAAGTTGCATCCTTAGATTCTTGAGATGATGAGAATGAATTGATTGCAGAAATATGAGCATCAACTGAAGCAGTGTAAGATGCTAAAGTAGAATTCTTAGTTTCTTGTGATCCTGAGAATGCCTCTAAAGAACCAACTCTTTGACCAATACCAGATGCACCACCGATAGAAGCTTCGATTGTATCGATTCTACTTTCGTGATCAGAAGCAGTTGAGAATAACTCTACTACGTTTGCTTTTAATGAAGATGATACTGATGTTACAGATGCATCAGTAGCAAAAGTTGCATCTAAAGATGAACTAAATGCTTCTAAAGTATCTAATCTACCATTTTGAGTAGTTTGTCCTGCGAATAAATCATTTAAATCACTATCAACTGATGAGTTAATAGTAGCTTGAGCTGTATCTTCACCTTCTAAAGCAGTTAATCTATCATTTTGATTTGTTTGCTCAGTAGCAATACCATCTAATGTAGTATTAATTGATTGAATATCTGATGTGTTAGTTGAGATATTAGTTTCGTTAGTAGAAACTCTACTTTCTAATGAAGTATATCCTTGTGCAGATGTAATATCAACTTGTGATGAACCACTAATTGAACCCGCAGGTAATAATTCTTTTACTTGAGCAGAACCAGAAACGATTCCCGTACCACCTGTGTTTGCCGTTGCTTTAATTTCAACGTTTCCACCTTTATTTAAGATGTATAACTTTTCAGTTTGAGTGTTATAGAATGGGATACCATCAATTGAGGTATCGTATGATGCACCAGTTAAATCTGGGTTTGTTGCACCTTGAAGAACTTTGTTAGCTGGGGTTGCAGTAGAACCGTCAACACCAACGAAAAGAATTGAATCTCCGTTGTCTGCTGTAATTCCCGTTGAACCCGTAACTACTAACAATTCACCAGCTCTTTTGGTTGCACCTGAAATGGATTCTAGCGAACCACGTCTGTGTTTAATTATTTGTGCCATTGTTTGTTTTTTCCTTTGTTTGTTAAGTTAAATTTTTGTTACGATGAAAACCTTTATTGCGTGTGTTAAAACAGGACATTTGCCTAATAATAAATGCTATATAGCATTGTTTTCGTATATAAGTATAAAAATCTTAAATATTTCCGCCGTCAATTGTAATTTTTTGAACACCTTCAATAAAATGAAATGAACCAGTATCTAACATCATAGTAGTAACTCCATTTGAAAATGAACTAACTAAACCATCGGATGCCACAAATGATAGTGGGTTATCGGTAAAGGTATAATCATTCCAAGTAATAGTATCCGTAAATGAACTTATAAAATCTGCATAAGCAATATCTGCTTGATACAATCTGTTAGTATCAACTACTAATACAATTTGTCCTTGTGAAAATGATGATGGAGATGTAGTTGTTAAATCTTCAAATGTTGGATATGTTCTAAATAAACCACCTACTTCATATGGGGATTTAACATAGATAGATGCCGTTGCATTTGTAATATCTAATGCTAGTCCAGAACCCGATAATTGAATTTTAGCTGCAACACCATCTACCGAACCACTTAATAGGTTAATACCGGTGCTTTCAGCAACAACTCCTCTTAAACGACTACCATCCCCAACGAAAACAGCTGCATGCATTTCACCCGTTACATAGGATGAACCGGATACTATGTGATCACCAGTTGTTGTTTGTGAACCGGATACGGAAAAATCACCCGAAATTACCGAAGCCGTAACAACACCTTGAATCTGTTTACTTTGAATAAGTGTAGCCATAATTATCTACTCACTATCTTTCCTTTTATCACAAAATCACTTGCAACAATTTCACTTGGTGCTAAAGTAATCGTGTCATTAAAAATAATTATAATATCTGTTTCGTTCAGTATAACATCGTATAAATTTGAAGGTTTTTTAATTCCCTGCAAATATACATCTGTGTAATCTTTTAAATTATCTACTTTCAAATCTTCAAATACAAATTTCTTATTAAGAAGTGTTAGGGTAAATAATAGACCATTTAGTGATACTGAATCTGGTGTTATTGAATAAATCTGTGAATCACCGATTACATTCAATACCAAATCTTTAAATCTCTGTTTATCATTAAATGAAGTTACGATATTTGGTTTAGTTTTCATTATATTCGTTCCAAATCTCCCTCTAATTTAATATCGTCATTTGTTGATAAATCGTAAGCATTAATAAAATTAGATTTTTTGAATTTTATATGAAAATCACTACCAGATTGTTCAAATAAATAATCTTTTTCTAAAATATACTGCCCGTTTATAAATATATCAAAACGTGCGTGTTCGTTCCGTAATGGACGTAAAAATAAATTTAAATCTTTCATTCGTGCATTTTCAACTTTCCAAATCCAATATAGTGGATGCGTCATATTGTATGCAACCAATTTAAATTCATTTGGTTCATGCACTTGTCTCAATATTTTATTTAATTCTTTAATCATAATTCAATAAATTTACCAGTTACTCCAATTTCATCAGTAATTTCAATAATATAACCTAATGAAGTTGTATTAACTTCAAATGTAATTTCATTTAAACTATAATTAAATGAATAAGTATATTTTGTTGGTTGAACATATACCCCATTTACATAAACTCTAAACCAATCATCCGTATTAAAACTACCTCTTAATTCCGGTGGTAATTTTGGTAATTCTACATTTGTTAATTTGAATGAATTCGAACTAATAAATTCAGCCTGAACTGAACCTCTAATAGTCATAAAATCAATTACATCCGAATACTCATTGTATAATTTCGTAGTAGATTGTGAATTACCAGTTAAATCAGTTTCAACACCCCATACTACCTTTTTAGGTGAGAGTGTTTTTATTGTAGTTGGTTGATTATCAAATTTTTCAGGTAATAAATAAGCATTTACTGCCATAGTAAAATTTGTTCGAACCATACGTTGTGAACCTTCACCAACTTCGGCAGTTGTATCAAATGAATCGATTCTTACTCTAAATTTAAATCCACTTTTATCACCCCAATATTCATCTGTTGCGTATTGAAATGCTTCTACGATTTTATTCATATGTTCGGTAAAATCTGTCCAAATAATACACTCATAACTAACCGTTACATAATCCGGCATTGTTACGTTGTATTGTTCAATTGGTCTTTTAGTTCCCGTCATTTGAGAAAACAAATCATATCTATGTTTTTGTGAGTATTTTGTCACCGTTGGATAAAACACATTACGATTCATTGTAGATGTCATTGAATCATCTCTAGCAATCGAATTACGTTTAAACATAATAAGAGGAATTTGTATCGTTCCTTGTTTATCTCTTAAATACCCATCTTTTTGCACTGATTTCCATCTTTCGGGATTTCCATACATTACAGGAATTTTTATTTTTTCACCCATTGCTTCAACCGTTGGCACGACAGTATCTATCATATGTTCCGCAATGGCCATATCGATATCATACAACTTAACCCCTCTTTGATTTTTGGGTTCGGTTTTTAGTTGTGTTCCTCTGTTTAAAGGTTTTTTAAATGGGTCTGTGCTCATTATCTTACTCTATCCTCTATTTGAACTTGTGAACGTCTTACTATATGACACGTTGCAACAATTTGCATTCTCGTATCTTCAAATTCATCAGTTTCCTTATTATACATTTTAGGAGAACCACCCACTAATTGAGTTTGTCTAATATTATCGATTTCAAAATAAGTTTCATCGAAGTATATTACATCACCAATTTCAGGATATCCATATAATGAATTCTGAATAGCATCAACTGGTACAAATGTTCCGTTAATATCTCTAACCATAGGTAAAGTTTCAGTTCTTAATCTATGTCTCATAAAACGAAATTCAACCGCTTGAGTTACATCTGGACCAAATCCTTCATATGAAACATTTTTAGGTTCTCTATCTACAATTGCTCGTAAATTAGCAGGTGCATGCCAGACTTTACCCAATGATTCGCCATATAGATTGGTTTTTGTTTCACCAACCGATACTTTGAATAGGGTGACAGTTTGTTCTACCACATAATCAACCACCTCTTCGGCGATTGTTTTGATAAAATTCAAATCTCTTGCGTTAAAAAACTTTGGCATACGTTAATTCCTATTATCCGATGTAAATAGCCAATGGCACTTTACCAATTATTTTTTGTTGTTGATCAACTATGTTTGCTTCGTTTTCAATTCTAGTCTTTCTACTAACTTCTTCTAAATTTTCTCTCAATTGAGTCATCAATACATCCTTTTCGGTTATTGCTTCGGCTCTTAATGCTGCACCATCCAATGAAACTTCTGAACCAGGGATTGGTATTTGTGAATACTTCTCTCTAATTGCACCCAACATTTCTTTTGCTAATGCTAATGTATATTTTCTAATCCATTGTTTACCCACATCATTAATATTTGAATATTGTGTAAAATCATATCCAATGTTTGAATAATCAGATACTACATCTGGTGTGATGATTGCTGATGCTGATGTAAATTCACTATCAACGATATATTCAAACCATAATTTATCATTATGAGTTGGTTTTGGGAATATTTGTATTTTATTATTTACAATATTGAATGTAAACGCAGATTTACGGAATTGGTCATTAAATTCAATTGCTTGAATTCTTAACATATCTTCATAAATCGGCATTAAGATAAATTGTGCTGCAGGAGAGAATGAACCAAACCCAAATTCATCAATTAAATTAAGTGTTCCTTGTCCACTTACAGAATAAGGGTCAAAGAAACGTTGAATTGCAGGAGTTGCTTCATAAAATACTCTCGTTACTGATATTGATTGACTTGATTCGTTAACATCAGACCATAATGTTTGTAAATCGTATTCTTGTTGGCCATCAACTAAATCAATTGAACCCTTTTTAATATCAGTTTTACCACCAACATTCGCTTGTGTTCCGTATGCTTGTGATATTTGTATTGTATTATTTAATTCCGAACCATTTACTGATTTACCTGTATAATTTGTTCCAATAGGTTGTCCTTGTAATGAACCTAAGTTATTTCTAATATTGAATTGATTAACTTGTGCAGAATATTCACTAACTGCCTCTTCAAATACAGCGAAGAAGTTTTCACCTTGTAATTCTATATCGATAATTGGATATCCAAGTCTTTTTGCACACCAAGATGCAACCTTCGGAGCATCCGATTGAAATAATGAATCATTATCATAGATACCAAACGGAGTTGATGCACCCGTTATAAATGTTGCTGAACCCGTCCAAATTAACGCTTGAGACATATATACTTTCCTCTTTTATACAATTATACACCTATAAATATAACGTATAAAAAAAGGGAGTGAAAAATCACTCCCTTAACTCAATAAGTATTAAATTTAATTATCCTAAGTTAACTAATTTGTATTTTGTAGAATATAATAGTTTAGCAATGTTATCTAATTCGTTTTGAATCCAACTATCTTTTAATTTTTCTGCTTGCCTTTCGGTTTCTAAGAATTTTATGAGTTTATCGAAGTATGCAATTATATTTTCCTTTGATGAATCATTATCGTTACCATTTACTTGTTTATAATTTATGATACCATATTTACCCTGATATGCTTCTATTAAATCATCCATTAATGGTATGATTTGTTCGTAGTAATTTTGTAACGCTAAATGTATAGCAAGTGAACCCGGTCCACTAACCAAAGTATGAAATTGGTGTGTTTGAGTTCTACTATGAAAAAAGATTGATGCTAATTGTTCCATTATTTACTTTGTATTTAATAATAAATATGGAAAAGTTTCAAAAAAAGTTATTTTAATTTATAACTAAATAACCAACCACAATCATCATCGTAATCATCATCTTCAACTACTTTGATACCATTACCAACAATTTCTTGTAATTTAATTACATCAACTCTACGCCAATATCCAAATCGAAGATAAACATCATTCGAACCTCCCCATACTTGTTTGATTTCAAAATCACCAAACTCAGCTTCAATTTCTTTTAATTTATTGATTCCAATACCAATCATATTTTTATCTTTTAATGTTTAACTCTTATTACAAAGCTAACATACGAAATATATTTCACATTTCCAAATATTTTGTATAAAAAAAGGAAATTAAATTTCCTTTTTAAGTATTATTTTACCATCCTTTATAAGAATTGCACTCATATTTTCAACCCAATCACCACTATTAAGATATCGTTTGCCATTTATCATAATATCTTCTGGATGATGTATGTGGCCACATATTACCCCATCACATCCCTTTTTAGTAGCCATCGAAAGTGCAGATGTTTCAAAATCGTTAATATAATTAGTTGCAGCCTTTACTTTACCTTTGATTTTTTGAGATATAGATATATAAGGTAATTTTCTCCATCTACGATAGGTATTATACACCCTATTTAACCAAAGTGCAAAATCATAACCTATTGAACCTATTTTTGATAACCATTTGTATTTTGTTATAAATACATCAATTACATCTCCGTGAAAAATGTAATATTTTTTATCATTTTTTAATTTTAAAACATAATCTTCTCTAATTTCAACATTACCGAATTGAGTTCCAATAAATTCTCCTATGAATTCATCGTGATTTCCTCTAATCCAAATAATTTGAGTTTTATTAGATATTTTTAATAATTTATTGATAACTTTAGTATATTTCTTTTTCCATTTTGCACCACGTTCTAATGCCCAACCATCAACTATATCTCCATTAAGAATTAATAAATCAGTTGGATGTTTTTCGATGAAATTTAAAAATTCTTCTGTTTTTGAATCTTTTGTTCCCAAATGTAAATCAGATACTATAATTGCTTCGTATTTCATGTCCAATAGTTGTGATGCTGTTTGAAAAATTCTGAATTGTTTCGGTTCAAATAACTCATTATCATTATTTTGAACATCCATATTACTCCTTTGTTTTTAAATCTTCTAGCAGAAGTCCATACACCATTGGTTTTGTGTATTTTTAACTTAGATACTTTAGATGATATTGAATAATCCTCCGCAAATAACTCTTCTGGATTATATCCACCACAATTCCAATATTCTTCGGTTTTCCATAATTGAAATCCACCTACTGCAAAAGGACTATTTAATATAATACTCATAAATTGGAAAAAATCAAACATAGTATATACCCAATTCCAATTTTTTTCTGTTTTGAATGGAACTGATACTAAATCTGTATTATATTCAATACATTCATATAGTAAAGTTCTATCATATAACATTACATCTGCATCTAAAAATAGTAAATAAGGAGTTTTTACCAATTTACTTCCTTCTAATCTTGCTTTAGCAGGAAATCCACCCTTTATTATTTTTATTTTTAATTTATCACCAAAATCATCTTGTAATTTATCTAACCATTGTAGTGATTCAGATTCATCAGAACAATCTGCTATTACAATTTGGGTAGATGTTATATTATACTGATGTGTAAGTGTTTGAACACAATCATAAATAATAATACCTTCATTTTTACAAGGTATTACAATTGTAAGTTTATCCTTCATCTATATAAATAACTCATTATATTTAAAAAAGAAATATTTTATATATTATGAAATTGTTAAGACATAAAAAAGGAGAACATTTCTGCTCTCCTTAGTGAATACCTTGTGATTTTTATTTATTAAAATTTAGTTCCGCAATGTGGACAGAACTTATGTGTATCTTTTTTTCTTTTTGCACCACATTCACCACAATATAGAACACCCAAATCTTCTTTGTGATATTGTTTTTGTGAGTTTGGTAAAATTTGATAAACAACTGCTTCACAACTATGCATATTGAAATTTTTATATGATTGAGTGAACTGCTGAGAAGATAATTCACCTTTTTCAGTTGTGCCAGTTTCTACCTTTTTTGCATTTCGAATATTCGGTCCTTCAAATGTATTAGATGTAGGTGATACTACCGAATTGATACCTGATGTTAAAGTTCCAGTATTACTACTATAATATGCAGTATTGGTAATTCCACTAATTCCTAATGTATTTGTAGTAAAAGTGTTAGGGAGTGTAGTATAAGTGATATTTCCATTCAAATTCAACGTATTTTGATTACCACTCCAATAAGTTGGTGATGGAATTTGTTCTGTGTAGAAATCGATTTGAACAAAACCATTATTCTCCGTAGCACCCACGTTAATTGCCTCTTTACCCACTTCATAGGTTCTGAATACAAACTTATTGTTTGAATCCAAGAAACGTTCTAAAAACACTCTCTCGCCGGGTCTTAATACAATACCACCACCGGGTAATTGTTGTTTATCGATTGTGATTTTAGCAAGAATGTGGACTGATTTAGGATTGAATAATTCAATCTCATAATTATCACCATCGCTTAGATAAATGATACTATCCAATAAAAGTTGGGTTGATTTGTGTTGTTTTACTCTTTGTTTGCGTTGAGTAATAAACGCCTGAGGTTTGGACGAGTTTGTCCATACTGATTGTTTCATAATTTTCCTTATTTTTGTTTGTATTTAAAAATTCATTTGTTGGTGTTTCTCCAACTCAAATGTCACATAGGACACTGAATGTTTAACCACAAGGTTTCCATTATAGATACAAGAAATTTTAAATTACAATAAAGATGTATTGATGTATTGTTTGGAAAACTTAGTTTCCATTACATCTGGTAGTATTTCGGATTCCCATTTTAGTGCAACTTCATACATTTTATCATCATAAAATTCTGATATATGTTCTTTTACAAAATTATGATTACACATAATAGTTGGATGACCATCAAGTCTTCCATTTGATAATTTATAAGTTGATGGATTGCATTTTAATGCAAATCTATTTAAATTTTGAATAGTATATACCGAATTTTTATAATCATTCAATAAATCTTTAGTTGAATCATGTGTATTTAGAGTATTGCCAGTATCGGTATTTAATAAACCAAACGCTTCTACAATTTTATATTGACATCCAATAGTATCTAATAAAGTTTTTATACTTTTAACGCAAAACCACGTATTATAAATTGAATGAGTATCATTCCACACTTCTTTTACAAATTTTTTACCAAATATATGCTCTGAATTGTATATATTTCCATTTAGATTAAATTTATTAATACGTTCATCATAAATATCAAATCTATTTGCACTACTTAACATAATGATTACCTTATCATCTTTAGTAATGTTATATTTTAAGTGAGTTTCGTATAGTTTAAATGCAATATAATAATTTCCAGCACCCTTACTTCCTAAATTATAATGAAGTTTATATTTACTCCCAATTATATCGGCCCATGTAGGCCAGTTGTAATTAGTAAAACTGCATCCAAACGTAAATAATCTAATTGGTTTCATAAATTTAAATATATCTTGCATAAAAAAAGGGAGAATTTCTTCTCCCTCTTTCTATTATTGAATCGTTATAAGATTCGTAAAGATTAGATATTAGCTAAATCTTTAACATAAATCTTACCATAGAATTCTGGTCTTACCATCTTCTTAGCGTAACGAGTCATAACACCACGTCTTGGCGTGAAGTTAGTTGGATCGTACACTAATGGTGTCATAATCAATGGAACGTATGGTGCGTAAACTGCTCCAGTCTCCAAGAAGTTTGAACCTTTGAAACCTAATAAGATTTCGTTAGATGTCATATAAGGGTTTTTGTAAACCGTATAACGATTTGCCATAGAACCAACTGCTGTTACACCAGCTGCGAATGACATTGCATCTTTATCTGCGTTTACTACGAATCCAGGAATAGATTCCAATACCGTACATACGTCTGGAGAAGCTACGATGAAGTTAGCACCACCACGTAATGTTAATTGGTGAATCTTGTTAGATACTTTGTTGATTTTAGCACCTAAAGTCTGGAACCATGTGTTTTTAGTGTATGCTGCAGAGTTTGTTCCTGCTAACCATGCACCTGTTGCTGAATTATACTCTTCACCTAAAGTTACTGACCAATATTCAGTTGTTAAAGCGTTAGCTTTTAACATATCTAAGATTTCTAAGTCAATCTCTAATGAGATATATTCAGATAACATAGATGTTAATTCTGCTTCAGCATCAATTGAGTGGTAAGCATTTAAATCTTGAGCCAATTCTGGAGTCCACACTGCTTTCAACTTACGAGTCTTAGCAACGATAGCCTCTGATTTCAATTCTAAATCAACTTCTGGGATACCTAAATCAGTAGCCGGTTCTGTTGGGTTACCATCTTCGAAATCACCTCTATCATAAGCTGCAGGTTGCTCAGAATACTTAACTGTCAAAGTAGTTGAGTTTGAACCTGAAGAAATGTTAGCAACTTTAGCGAAGAATGTGTAGTTTGCACCATCAAATTGAGAATACGCTGGGTAGAATGAATCTGCTGCTGCGAATACTGAAGATGAGATGTAGAATGAACGAACTGCATCTACGTCAGAAACTGCAGATACGTTTGCTTTTGATACTGAAATCTTAGCGATTTGTGAAGCTGCGATTGATGCAGATAATGCTGAATCGAATCCAACATCTGACCAAGATGCAGTTGCAAATGATTGGTTACCTGCTGCTACTGCTACTGATTGATCGTTGATTGAATATCCGAAACGACCTTCACCATAAAGACCATTTACTGCTGCTTTAGTTCTACCGAAGTCAGAATTAGCTGCAGAAGTTCCGTTACCACCGAATAAAGATTTTCCAGCGTATGATGGGTTACCCGGTTGTGCTGTTCCATATTTAAAATCTAAAAAGAATATTAGACCTGATGGTAAGTTCATTGGTTGAACCGAAACGAATTCTTTCGCTGCGATTTCACCAAAAATACGTCTTACTAATGGAAGTGCTACACCAGACCACTCTTCTGAACCTGCAGAAGTACCTGTTGCTGTTGCTTCATCCAATAATTGTTTTGCTTGGTTCTCTAAAAGAACTGCAATTTGAGATTGCTCTCTGCTTTTTAAACCTTCAAGAAGTCCAGTTTTTTCCCACTTAGATTGTAATTGACGTGTTTCAGCCAACATTACTTGTTGTGGGTTCTTTCCTTCCATTAGTTTTGATAAATCGAAATTTGCCATTTTATTTTCTCCTAATGTTTGTTTTGTTATTTAATATTTGCTAATTGCTTGAATCTGTCTGCTAATTGATTGCTTTCTGCGATGATTTCTCTTTTTGGTGCAGTTGAAGCAACTTGCTTAGAAGCAAATGATTCAGTTAATTTTGTTTGTGCTTTTACTTTTTTAGCAGTTCCACCAATTTTCATTGATTCTGCCAAAGTAGAGAACACTAATTTTACTTCTCTAACGTTTTGAGTTCTGTCTAAAGTTTCAACAACTTTGTGTTTTTGCTCATTAGTCAAATCGTATGAACGGAATAATTTGTTTGTGTACAATAATTTTGCATTTAACAAATTAACTTCGTTGATTGTTGATTTTAGAGATTTGATTACGTTGTAAGCTTCTTCCAATTCAGCATCTTTTGCTGCCATAGCTGCATCTGCTTCTTCTTCACCTTCTTCAACTGCTTCTTCATCATCTCCGTATCCCATTTCACGTAAGATTTCATCTAAATCGATTTCTTCATCTTCACCTTCAGCTTCTTCAACTGCTGGTTCTTCTGATGCTTCTTCAGATTCTTCTTCTTCGTAAACTGATTCTTCTTGAGATGGTTCTTCTTCAGTTGGTTCTTCACCACCTAATTCATCTTCCAATTCTCTGATGATTGATTCTAAATCCAATTCGTCTTCGTCTTCTTCTTCGATACGAGATTGAGTTTCTCCTGGAACTTCGTCTTCTTCTGCTTCAGCAACTACTTCGATGTTTTCATCTTCTTCGCCTGTTTCTGCAGTTTCTACGTCTGTATCCGGGTTTGATTGTGCAATGTCTGATGAGTCATTAGCGTCATCTGCAGGTTGTTTGTTGTCACCATCACCAATTGCTGATGAATCAGCATCTGATGTGTCTTCAACACCATACTCTTCGTTTACATCTGCTTCTTCTTCTTCACCTTCCATCTCTGATTGAAGTTTTTTAGATAAGATAGATTGTAATCTTGGAGTAAAAGCTTCTTCTAATGCGATTTTTGCATTAGCGATTGCAGTTTCTCTAACGGCCTTAGCATCAGCAATTGCTTCTTTTAACAATTTTGAATTTGCCATTTTTTACCTTCCTTGTGTTTGTTCTGTGAAATTATTAGGAGAATTCCAATATAGATTAAAGTTAGGTCGGTTGTTCGGTCACACCTTATATAGAAGGGTATTCATTAACCAACTTAATATAAAAACTCACATTGAGTGTGAGTTAATTGATAATAAATATATACAACTTATAAAAAAACTATATTTTTCTATAAATTTTACATTTTTATTCCTTTTTCTTACGTTTTTTTGTATAAAAACGTAATTTTTGGTCACCATCGGCTATTTTCTCAAGAATAACTCTCTTTTGTTCTTCTCTTACTGCCTTCTGTTTAACCAATCTTCGTTTAGTAGTTGGTTTAACGTATTCTTTACGTTCTCTTAATTCTAAGAGATGACCACTTTCCATAACTTTCTTTTTAAAGATTTTCAAAGCCTTTGTAATGTCACCATTACGAACTTCGACTGTGCATCTTGATATTCCGCTCATTAATTTAATTTAAATTGTTTGTAACTTTGTATAAATATATATAAATTATTTTTTATCACAAATATCACATCCTTTAGATGTTTTTACTGATTCGTTTGTGATACCTAATCTTGTTTTCATTTGTTCTTCGGATATTTCACCTAATTTGTAGTAACGAGAAAGAATGTGTCCCATATCTTCATATAATCCACCCATACGTTGGTCTAACGAGTTTGCTTCTGAAGCACACTTATCAAATTCTTTACCAAGTTTCTCCAACTCATTCATATTACGTTTGATGGTTACTTTATCAAACCAATCATCACCTTCATTTAATGCAAGTGCTCTGGCTGCTTCAGTTATACCACCCAATGTTTCGGCGATAGTTGCTAAATCCGATTTTCTATCCATCTGTTCTTGATACTTGTTGTATGTAGATACGATTTCTAAAAAATGTTTCTTTAATTCAGATGACATTTGACTTTGTTGTCTTTCTTCACCTTCTTTTAATATTTGTGATAATTTAATCATCTATTCTCCTATTTACTAAATGCTTTAATGATTCCTTGACTATATTTGTTTCCTGGTTTACCAACAATTGCAGTTGCCATATCCATTCTATTACTTAAAGTCTTAGGTCCTTTTATTTTAAGATATGCTAATAACTTTCTATCATCAATATTATTATCATCAATAAATTTCTTAACAGCTTGAGTTCTTAATCCAGTTAAATTGGCAATTTCTTCTGCTTCCGATTCATTCAGTATTCTCATAAGTGAAGTTCTATTAACTTTACCTTCTTTGATTACTGATTGTATCTTATCTGCCATTTTGTGGAATCCGTTCATTCTTAAATCAAATGCAATTGCATCGATTGCAGTATCACCACTCCACTCAGCAGATTGTGATGCCGAAGTTCCCAATTCATCTGCATCTTTATCAGGTGTATTATATACAGAATCGTATTTAGCTCTTATAGCATCCATCTTTTCTTTATATTTTGGGTCTTTCATTGATGGGTAATCAGGTTTCTCTGCCATTTCTGGTTTACCTTCTAAATCAGCAACTAATTGTCTTGCTTCAGGATGGAAGTTTGAATCAGTAAGTGCAGAAACTGCTGCTTGAGCCATTTTCTTCAAATATTCATCTTTACCCAATTTTTCAGGAGTAATTCCTAATTTTTGAGCTTGTTGTCTAACTGCTTTATTTACTGCAGGAACACCTTTTCTTTGTTTAGGTTCTGATTTAGGTTCTTCCTTAGATGTTTCTTTATCTTGTGCAAATGGATTCCATAAACCTCTACTATCTACTTCTTTTTGTGTAGATGGTGCAACTTTAGCATCTTTTTGATGTGGATACTTCATTGGGTTGTATGGTTCTAATTCAGATGAATTTACATTACCATCTGCATCAGTTTTAGTTTCACCTCTTTCATCTGCAATTCTTACAATACCAACTGTCTTTGTTCTTGTATTGTAAACAACTTTATCAACTGCTAAATCAGCAGGAGTTGCTTTAGGTGTGTCTGATTTTGGTTCTGATTTTGATGGTTTATCAAAGATATTTACTTTTGGGGTTTTATTTCCTTTTGTTGCATTACCTTTATCAGTTGGGGCATCTTTTTTCTCATCATGAGTTCCTGCTTTAATTGCAGCATCTCTACTATCTTTTGATTTGAAAACCGATGTTTTACCTGTTGCTTTATTAGTAGCAGTAAAAGTTTCTTCGTTAAGTAATTGTTGTAATTTAATCATCTTTATTATTCCTATATTTTAAAATCCGATTGAGACCGTTTGTTTATCAAATTCTATCCATCTAATTTTCAATGAAATTAAGTCTTTTAAATCTTGTGTATCCATTCTCCAATTTGATTCAGACATTTTAATATCAACGATATTACCATGAATACCATCCCAAATTGTAATAACTTTACCACCAAAAAACTTTACAAATGCTTGAACTTGTTTTTGTTTAGTAGAATCTAATTCATTTATTTTAATTTCTGATGCTTCGTTTAATGTAGATTCAGTTAATACTGTCTTATGAGTATATAAATCTAACTTACCATCTTCTTTAATCTTAACATCGTAATTTGTTTTACGAATATCGTTATGACCACCTTTATATGGAGTATCACCAACTTCTTTAGTGATTTTACCTAATTCGATTTTGTTATGTTCTAAATAATCTTGTATTGAGAATGCCATAGTTGTATTCCTTATGCTAATTCAGTAATAATTTCTCTCATAAGGTCTTGTGCCTTACAGAAATCACCACATACTACTGCTTGTTCTTGTATTTGTTTATTTACGGATTCTTGTAATGGTGTCATAAATGCACCATGTGTAGATGGGTTAGAAACAAAATCCCAACCAATTAATTCAAAATCTTCACCTACTTTTACTTTACCTTCACCCATTGGTGATACTGAACCCATACCTCGAGAAGAAATTCCTAAAAGGATTCCCGCTCTTAATAATTCTTTTAAGATATTACCCGATGGAGTTGGTAGTATTTCAACTGTCCCACACAAATCATTACCTTCCCAATGGATTTCCTTAATGTTATGAGAAACGTTCTTTAAATTGATTACAGATGAATCTGGATGGTCTAATTCTCCCAACGCTCTACGTTCTTTAATAAGTTGCTCGTATTTTTGAGCTTCTCTTCTTAGAATTTCCATAGGATATACTCTACCATTTTGATTTTCGGCACCAGCACGTTGTAGGATACCCTTTACAAGAGTTCTCCCACCTTCATCCTCATTTACCTTACCTTCAAATAGGTTAGTTTCTATTAATAATGATTTCATATCTATCCTTTATATTATTTTAATTTTAAACTACGTTGTGCGTTAGTTAAACCATCAATGATTGATTGTAACCCACCCTTAACGCCTGCAGTGTCTTTATCTTTAACTCTTTTATCTAAAATCTTTGTGTTCATTTTTAGAAAGTTAATGATTGCGTTTTCAACTGCATTCCATTTAATCTCTTCTTCTTCTTTTATTACCGATTCGTCTGCTTTTTTACCAGCTCTTAAATCTGCTAAATCATCGCCAGAGATATCACCATCACCATCCACATCTAATTCTTTTTGACCACCAACTAATGCTTCAGATTTTTCTCCTCTACCATTCCACGATGCATCGATTTTATCAAAGAATGCTTTCTTTTCCTCATCACTCATAGATGGAATTGATTTTCCAGCTTTATCTAACGCTTTTTGAAAGAATGCTTGATATTCGTTTTCTTCGGTTAAAACCTCTTTAACGATTTTCTTAAATTGTTCTTTTGTGATTTTCATTATTTTTCTATCTCCTGCAATGTTCTTGCTATATTGATTATTCGTTCTTTTATCTTATAAATATGAGAATTTGTTCTTTTCCAATATTGATTTGAATCTAATTCATTCATTGTTTTGATTTGATTATACCAACGTAAAAAAGTTTCAACTTCAGATAATTGGTATTTTAACTCCTTTAACCCTATTGCAAGTTTTTTATTAGCATGCATAGAATTATCATTTTTCAATTCTAACCAACGATTTTCATTTACTGATTCTAATTTAAGATACTTACCTTTTTTGTAATCACCCTCAATAGTATCGATGATTTTTTGAATTTCGATTTTTTTAGATGGGTTTGATTTATTTCTACTATCTTTAAGTTTATTTATCACTTTGATTGTCAAAAGTTTTTCATCTTTTGGGTTATCATAAGTTTTAACCTGTTTAATAATATCATTTAAGTTATATTCATTAACAGATTCGTTTTTATTTATTTCTTTTCCTGCTTTTACCGCATCTTTATATGCTTTTGAATTTTTAGGTGCAGGTTTTTCACCTCTAGCTCTTTTAGCTCGTATATTTGCCCACAAACCTTCAGATTCTTCATTTACTGATTCGTTAAATCTACGTCTTTCTTCCATAGATTTCCATTTTACACCATCAATTAAATCATCAATAGATTTAAACATCGGTGAACTGATTATCTTACCTTCTAAATAGTATTCACCCGATAAGTTTTTCTTTATCTTACCAGTTCCAATAACTTGCCAAAAGTTTCTACTTAATCCTTTTGGAACAATAAAATCAATTATATTACCAACACCTTTAATTATTTTTAATTTTTGGTCTTTAGTAATTTTTTCTAATGATGTATTTGCAGGAATACCTTCTAAACCTTTGAATTGTTTTTCGGTTATCATGATTTCATTTACTGATTCTAATATTTTTGAAGATTTTTCAATTGCTATTAAGGTATCTGGATTTGTTGTTACTCTAAAACCAAAGTTTGGAGTTTCTTTAATACCAGAAAATCTATCCTTTAAAGATGGATGACTTGCAAATACCCCGCCTGGAAGATTTGTGATAATACTTCCTTTTGGTAAAACTACACTATGATAGTTTCCAATTTGTGCACCTTTTATATCTTTTGTTAATTGATATTTTTTATTATCTAAATGAGTTATAGTTCTACCAGAGTTACCTGATACGAATGAAGTGTGTGCTTCATTTACTGATTCAACCTTACCAACTAATTGCATACCCAATTGAGTTGCAATTTTCTTTTTACGTCTTTTTGTTGCATCACTACCATCGGAAAACGCATTAGGAGTTTCATAACCAGCAATATCACCGGTTGTAGTTGCCTCATCTAATTCCTTTTCAACTTCGGAAATGATTTCATCAATATATTTTTTAAGAGATTCGCTTCTTAACATTCTGTATTTCCTTTATAAGTTCAAATCCCATCATTAATGCAGAAACCTGTTCATCGGTAATTTTTTTACCAAATTTTTGATTTTTTAAGACATTAATAGTTTCCTTTAATTTAATTTTTGTAATCGTATCGTCCATTGATGTATAAATGGAATGTAATTCGGTTACAACTTTTTTCAATTCGTTGGAATAATACTCACCAAATTTAGAAGTGTTGGTTACGTTGTTGATATATTCTCTCAATAATAATTTTTGAGAATCATTTAAGTTAGAATATTTTTTATTGAAAGTTTCAACAAGAATCTTATAAGTAAGTAATCTTAAATCTTTTTCTTGTTTCTTATAATCTTCAACTAATCTATCTTCTTTTTGTTTCAAAGATGGAGTTGAAGTTGATATATGTTCTACTAATGTAAGTTTAGAATCAAATACATCTTTTACATCTAATACATTTGTTGCTTTTGCTTCAAATAATTTGTGAATTGATGCAAGAACTTTGTAATTAGTTACTGGCGATGCTAAGAATGAATCTATTTCAAAATTTTCTTTAATCGATTTAACTAAACTATATTTTTGTTTAGCCAATTTCTGTTCATCTAACTTTGTTCTGGCATCTAAAATAGCATCGATAAATTTCTCTGCTTTATTTTCAGAATTATACTTCTCATTTATTAATAAATTAAATAAACGAAGTTCTTTAGACAATTCTGTTCCGTTACCAAAAAATTCGGATACGATATTTTTTGCCTTCTCGGGAGAATTATTTAAAATTTCCAAAGTTATCTGACGGGTTAATAGTTCGAAAAGAAAACCCGTATTCTTAAATTTTGAATGTTTTATTTTTTTCATTTTACTCAAATCCTTATTTTGATATACTCAAAAACTCTATTATAAATATAAAATTTTTTATGATTGATTAATTTTGCGTGTCATCGATGATATTAGTCTCATCTAACATACCTTTTTGTTCTGCTAAATATTTACGTTTTGAAGCAATTCCATTGATATATTGTAATGCTCTTTCTTCAGATGTTCTGTGTTTAAGTGCATTTTTATTTTCCTTATCACCTAATGGGTCTCTTCCAAATGGTGATTTATCTTTACCATAGGTATTACCTTCTCTTGGCCTTCCACCTTTATTTGCTAATTCAGTTTTGATTTGTTCTAAACTTTCCTCAACATCATTAGGTTCGCTTTCCACTGCAGGGTCATTACCTTGATTTTCAATAGAACTATAACGGAATCTATCTTTAATATCTTCAATAATCTTACCTCTTTCACGAGTTTGATCACCTTGTGCCATTTTGAAGATATTTTCATAAATCCAATCTTTACTTAACATATTCAATCCTTGCATATCTTGTGCTAATCTAACTTTTTCTGACCAAAGATTTACTTTCTCTTGTTCGTATATAGTTGATGGATTAACTAATTGCAATTCAAAGTTAGTCATTTCTGAATCAGTAATACCTTGTGCGTATAAATGCACGATTGCTATTTTACTTAATTCTGAAACTACTGTCCTTTGGATTCTTTCAATTGTTCTTGCAAAACGAACATCTTCCGCTGCAAGTGTTGCTTTACCATTTACATTCTCATCATATCCCAAATATGCTTTAGGAATTTTAAGAGCAGCAAATAATTTAGCTTTTAAGTATTCAATATCATCAATTGCTGCATAATCTAATCCTGCAAGGTTTTCAATTGATGTTCCACTATCACCTCCCCTAACCGGTAAGAAGAAATCTTCCGTTAAGTTCTGCATGTTGTATTTTAAGTTGTAATCACCACTATTTTTATCAACGAAAGGAACTTTCTTCATTTTGTTGATAATTCTTTGCATATAGTTATCTACTTCAGTTGGTGGAATGTTACCTATATCAATTTTGAACACTCTTTTTTCAGGTGCTCTCATGATTCTATGGATTAACATTGCATCTTCCATTAAACTCAATTGTTTCCACAATCTTCTACCATTTTCAATCATTGACTTACCATATGGTAACCAGTTTGTATCTGCTAATAAACGAAAGTGTGCAATTTCAAAGTTTTCGTATTCTACTTTACCATTCGGGTCTTCAGTTACTTTAAATTTAACTACATTTGGATTATTTGGGTCTTGTCCTTCTAATCTTTCTGTGTTATATACTGAATGGGGTGTTACATTTACGATACCTTTACCTTCGGCAATCTCTAAACCTAAGAAAAAATCACCATACTTACACATATTACGAACCCATGGCCATAAGTTAAATTCAACGTTAAGAATATCGTAAAATAAGTTATCTAATACTTCTTGTACTTTTTGATTATCGGAACGAACGGTTAATATATCACCAAATTCATTTTTTAATGTAGATTCATCCGCGTAAATATCTAATGCAGATGCTAAGATTGGATCACAATCCATTGCATCATAATCTCTAAATACTTCTCTACGAACTTGTTGGTATGCCATTGATTGTGCACCACCTGCTTGTTCAAAAAAGGATTTTTGAATTTTTGTGTATCTATCTCTTAATGATGATAAATTCGTTTGCTGTCTTTCATCTGCATCAAAAACTTTTCTTTTACCATCTTTATCAACAGTCACAACTGCCTTAGATTGGAAAAGTTTAGTTAATCTACCGAAAAATGAAGTATCCGCCATTTGTTTTCTGTTTTAATTTATAACCTTTATTATTTATTTTTTACCACTTTCTACATGACCAGTATCTTGCCTTATGTCTTGGTCCTGGTGATTCACAATTATGTCTTGCTCTGAATGATTTTCTTCTTTCAGGGTTATTCTTTTTAATTTTAACACCTTTTTGTCCGAAATTTACTTTAACAACATTTCCTTGTGGATTTTTTACATATACTTTGAATTTTTTAACATCACCTGCCATTGGTTTGCCTAATTGAACATCTCTACCTTGATATTCTGCTTCATTTACACAATTGCAGTTTGCTTCTTTTAATTCGTTTTTATATGATTGTAGATAAGTTAAAAAGTCTTCCTCATCATCATCTTCTACATCTAATTCATCATAATCATCTTCATATGATTCATTTGATATTGGAACACAATTAGGAACTTGTTTTCCATCTTTTTCTTTCATGCCAACTTGTTGATATCCTTTCCAACATGGAGATTCTTCATTAAGTAGTGATTGTAATTTTATCATAATATTCCTCGTCTTTATACTATAAATATATAAAACTAATTTATTACCTATTTTACAACCATTGTGATAAATCTTCATCTCTATCACCAACTCTCATTTTCCAAGGGTTCTCATCTAATGATGAATTACCACCAAACCCATCTAATGTGAATGAATGTTGTTGAATTCCACCGATTGCCATTTTAGTTAAATCAACTCCCTCTTGTCTTAAACGAAGTGCAGTATCTCTAACCCATAATCCAATACCTAAAGACATCACCAAGTCATCATTATACCCTCTCATTGCCTCTGCACGATTACCAACCCATATAAATGTAAATAGTTCTTCTATTAACCTCGATGAACGAATTGTAACTGATTTTTCTCTAACATAATCCTCTAATTTAGAAATAATCAAAGGACGAGTTTTAGATGTAGTAGAGAATCCTGCAACCATACCTCTTTCTTCTGCTCTGAATTTATTATGTAGTTGATGTTGAACATCTACATACTTTAAATCCTTACTCATATAGAATAAATTACGATATCCTCTATCAATTACTTGTTGAATTACTGCCCAACCAATATTCGCGTTCTCTATTACTAAAAGTGCTTCATTATATTCGGTTGCCAATGCAACTAAGAAATTACCGAAATCTTTGGTATCCATTTTTCCTTTATATTCTGCTACTTGTGTTGCAGTTTCAATATCAAAGACATGACATGCAGAGTAGTCACCACCATCACCACGGGCAACGTCGGCAACAACCATATATCCTTTATTATAATTTGGATATTCCCATTTCCATAGGTTAGAATCCCACCCAGTCTTCTCAATTGGTTCTTGTACATATGTTTCTTTGTAAAACATAAGTAATTCAGGATCGATGACAGTATCACCGGAACTTACGAAGTCACAATCACATTCTTGTGCTGCACCCTTTGGTCCTAATAATCTTGCTTGTTCATCTCTCCAACTTTGATCTCGTTCTGGATGAACTGACCAGTGTAATCGAATTGTATTGAAATCGTTTGTTCCTTCTTCTGCACCTACCCATGTTCTGTGAAAGAAATTACCCACACCATTTGGAGTAGAAAGAATAATTGCACTACCACCCGTTGATAACGTAGATTGTGCAGATATCCAAATTTCCTCAATATTATCGATAAACGCAGCCTCGTCAAATACTAATAGAGATAAGGCTTCAGAACGACCTGCATCTCCAGAAGATGAAGTTGCCTTTGCTTGAGAACCATTTGCATATCTAAGTGAAAGTTTATTATCTTCTACCGTATCTTGTTTTAACCAACTTGGTAGATACTGATTCATTACTCTAATTTTGGTAATTAAGTTTTTCGCAACTTCTTGTTTTGTTGCAATTACCAATACGTTGTAATCTTGATTAAATAACATCTTCCAAAGGGAAAATCCCGCAACCAAAGTAGAAATACCTGTTTGTCGGGATTTTAATACAATGTTATATCTATGGTCTTTAAATTCTACTAAGGTTCTGTCCTGAAACGGAAATAAGTGAAATGGAATTTTTCCGCGGACCGGGTGTTGAATCATACAATACTTTTTCATAAAGTATATAGGATCCGAAGCACACTTAGAATACTCTAATTTAATTATGTCTTTTAAAGAAGCCATTTAATTTATTTTAATAAAAATAAAGTAGTAGTTATGATTCCAACGAATGAACCAACTTTATAGAAAAATGCATTTCTTCTAACTTGTTTAATTTCTTTAATTAATTCTTCCGATTTACTTCTTTCTAATTTAAATTGCTCATCTTTTTGTTTAATGATATAATCTAAATTAGTTACTTTAGAATTTAAAACTGATAATATATTTTCCTTCAATGCTAATTTTTGATTAGTCAATTCAAGTACCTTTTCAGTTTCTTCTAATTGTTGGATTGCACCATCACCTCTAAGTATATCCTTAATTACTAGTTTTGCTACCGGAACTTTTAACGGAACTATCGAGTCCGTTTTCGTAACGGTTTGAGAAAAACTGGTAAAGGTCATGGATAGCATAATTGTCAACGTTATTAACTTTCTCATTTGTTTTTTCCTTTATTGTTGTTATTTTATTTTGCACACTTGTAACATTCTTATCAACTATTAATACTTCTTGATGAAGTTTGTCGATATGTCTATCTAATTCTTTGTTAACTAATACAACCGAGTCAACTTCGGTTTGAATACTATCAATCTTCGAATTGTAACCATCAATATCCGTTCTCAACTGCTTAGTGAAAAAGATATTATATCCGGCTAATCCAATAATGATTAATAGTAAAATGGTTGATTTAATGTCTCTCATAAATTAATCCTTTTTACAAATAATGTTCATAATTGTTTTTTCGTATAACCTCAAACGCTTCGTTTCGTTTGTCTTCTATTTCTTTTAATTCGATTTCACCACTTTCGATAAATTCTTTAATTTCTTTTTTGATTTCATCTACCGATTGTGGTAATTCCCATTTTTCAACTGAACCATCTTCGTTGATGTATTCATAAAATGGTTTAACTTCATCCAACGATTGTTTGATTTGTTCTAATTTGATTTTACCTTCAATAATCATACGAGTATAAACTTTGTAATCTTGATATTCTTGCCAAATACCTTTAAGTTTAATATCGGTTTCGATTTTTGCTAAACAATCAATACAATAACCAGTTTTTTGTATCAGTTTTAAATCAGTTTTACTTTTTTTAACTCTTTTACATTCAATATTTTTACATTCTTTTTGGTCATTTAACCATTTTCTAATATCGTTAAATGCTTCGGAGTTTTTACCTGTCTTTAAGGTGTATCCTTCTTTTTTCTCATATCGATTATAGCCATCTTCCCAAACATCACCAACTTTACGTTCAATTGTTTCTGGTGTATATCCTATTTGGGTATTTTTATCATAATCACCCCCACTCATAACCATATCAACCAACTTTCTACGAGTTGGGTGCATAAATTTTTTTTGAAACTCCTTTGCCATAATTTTATATATTAGGTTCTTTATTCTAATATATATACATATATTAAAACTAAAAAATCAATATTTTTTTAAAAAAATTAGTAAAATATTCCCAATAATTGATTCAACGATGCGAAACTTCCCGTTAATTTAAAAGTTTTACCATTGTAAACAAATACAATACCTTCAATTGGAACTATCTTATCAACTCCACCTACTGCAGATAATCTTCTTAATTCTAATTTTAATTTTTCAATCTTTTTAGGGTCACCTGATTTCTTAACATCACTAATAGTTTGGTCTAATCGTTTCTTCATATCCCTAACTGCCTTATCCGGATTAACCGTCAATACTGATGATGTAAATGAAAGAACTTCTGCACCAACTCCTAAGAAAATATCTTCAAATTTCATTAAATTTTCTTTAGTAATCTTTCCTTGATCTTCTTTATCAATTTTAGTAGCCCAATCTAATACTTTAGGGTCTGTTATATTTTTGGAATCTATTCTAAATCCTTTTTCACCAAATGCCCATCTTTTAACTAATCCCATTTTAGTATTATTATCTAATTTTAATGGTGATTTTTTATCTACAAAGTTTTCCCACCATGCTTGATGATATTCGGCAACTCCTGCAGTATCTCCTAATCCAAATTCTTTTTGTAATTTTGAAATTTTGGCATTA